AGTGCTGGTTCTGTTAACATCTTATATATGTAATATTATAAAAGGAAAGAACCATGAGCTTTTTAGTCGGCCTCGACCTCAACGATGTACAAGTCCAGACGGACAGCGGCAACGCCAGTACGACAGGGTTCACGCTGGACGTTGCAAGCACTACTAACGCTGTAGCGGCATACATCAGTGGTGTTAGGCAGTTGGCCGGGACGGATTATAGCGTATCGGGAACTACGATCACGTTCACCACGGCCCCACCCACTGGCACTAACAATATAATGTATGTCTACACCAAGGCGGCGATTATAAACACGCCAGCGGATGTTAGTGTTACTACGGCTAAGATTGCTGCTAATGCTGTTGATGAGACTAAGTTGAAAGACGCCCTTGTCGCAGACTTTACAGAAGTCACAGTGGCGGCTGGGGATAGTATTCTTCTGGGCGATGTTAATGATAGTGGAAATACCAAGCGGGACACGGTGCAGGGAATCCTCGACCTAGCTGGCGGTGGTTTCACCCTCGGCACAGAACAAGCAACTACTTCTGGTTCCTCTATTAATTTTACCGGCATTCCAAGCGGTACTACCGTTATTTATGTGCATATAGATGGTGTTAGTACTGGTTCAGAAGTAGATTTAACCATCCAACTTCGAGACAGTGGCGGACTTGAAACTAGTGGTTATAACGGGGTGAATGCTGAAGGCCGTGCTTCGGCTTGGGAACAAGCACAGGCGGAAGCCTCATCTTTCATTATAGCTAATGCAGTCCCAACTGTCCAAGAAGTGTATGGGCTTGTGACTCTTGCGTTGGGCGATAGTTCTAATAACGTCTGGTTCTGTTCTTCTATATTGGGCGATGATAATGGGACGGTTCGGGCGCACTATCAGGGAGGGAGGAAGGCTCTATCTGGGACATTAGATGGGCTGTCACTTGTATCTTCCGGCACTTTTGACGCTGGCGCTGTTAACATTAGTTATCAATAAGTAAAGAACCATGAACAGCCAAGCCGCACACATTCAAGCTGTCGTAAAGACCGCCCCCGCAATGGCCCCCGGTGCGGCGACTGTTACTGCTGAGTGGATGGGAGTTATCAGCACAGGGTTGAGTATTATTTTGATGAGCCTCTCCATTGCCTTTTTGATTTGGCGGTGGTGGGTAGCGTACATAAAATTGAACGAAGCAGAGAATGGATGAAATTACCCCTTGTCCTAAGTTTATTATTTCTATTCGGGTGCGCGACACCTGATGCTATCGTGCCGCCGCCGGGCAATATTATCGTTACCATCAAGCCTAATCAGTGTGTAGAGACAGCAGCATTAGCACCACTACTACTAAAGCAATACAATGAAAAATTAATCTCTTCTGGCGTGGTAGACACTAATAATGCTGCTCAACTGCTTATGATGATGTTTGTCTCTGAATCCGGATCGTGGACTCTTGCTACCGCAAGTTCTAACAATGTGATCTGCGTTCTTCTCTGGGGCAGAAACCACACAGTCAACAAACCAAAGAAAAGGGGAGAGGGTATATGATGATGACACAAGGGGTTCTGGTCGGCCTTATTCTTTTATTTATTTCTGGGTGCGCCTTCCTTCCGGCCCCGCTGGCGTACTTGAATTATGCGAGGACAGGGTACGATGTGACCCAGATTGCTGAAGGCGAGGCAACGACAACGGATAGTGTTTTGTCAGCGGCTACAGACATGGACTGCCGACTCGTGAATGCTTTAGATGGCGAGGACATTTGTATAGAGAGGATTCAAGAATGAAATTTATCGCTCTTATTCTAGCTATCACGGCTGTTGGCGTCGTTTTATTTATGAGTCTTACGCTAAACTTATGGCACTAATAGCTTATGACCACTGGTCACAGGTTCCACGGAACAAGTCCAAATGGGTTTGGGAGCATTTCCAGCCTGAAGAGATGGCGTGTAAAGGTACGGGAAAACTTACAATTGAGCCTCGATTGCTTGATTACCTTGACATTCTTAGGAGTCGTTTTGATTCTTCTCTTACTGTACTCAGTGCTTATCGTAGTCCCTACCACAATGCTAGAGTGGGTGGTGCGCCATTTAGTTCCCACCTCAAGGCCGTGGCAGTAGACTTGTCGATAGTCGGGAAAGATAAAAAACGGATGGAACAGCTTGCAAAAGAAACAGGATTTACAGGGTTTGGTTACTATAGAACATTCCTTCATATCGACCTTGGACGGCCCCGTACTTGGGGGATGAAGTGGTAAGAAACTATGAGGTTTTTGAGAATATCTCTTTTGGGTTTCTTGGCGGCATTGATCCCTGCCAGCCTGTTCGCGGCTGACTCCAACACGGTGGTCACTGACAAGGCTCCGCCAACGGCTTCAGCACCGTCGCTCGTTATTAATAATAGTGATGTGTGCAAATCCACCGCCAGTGCCGCCATCCAGACCCAAATCCTGGGGTTCGCTTCCGGCATCACAGTCACCGATGAGAATTGTGAAAGACTGAAGCTGGCAAGATCGCTTTACGCTATGGGAATGAAGGTGGCTGGAGTCAGTATCCTCTGTCAGGACGCCAGAGTTTGGGATGGGATGTGGATGGCTGGAACTCCATGTCCTTACGAAGGAATGATTGGCGACGCTGCCAAACAGGCTTGGCTGGACAATCCTGATGCTGTCCCAGAAGGCAGCGACTTCCAAAAAAAAGTGAGCGGCTAGGAACAGTAGATGAAGAGCCAGACCTATTCATATTTATCAACGGCGTCGGCATTGTTGTTGGCATCATCGCTATGCTTTTCGGGTTTCCCTTCCTCCTCTTCTGAAGCAGGTGACGGAGTGGATTCAAACACGATTACAAGTGGGACGACGACAAGTTCATCTACCGGCACGGCTACGGATGTCATCGTCAACAATGCTGACGGATCGCAGACCACTACCAGCACGACCCCAGTAACCACGACAACCACAACCACAACCGTGACCCAGACAGCCATTGATAACGTGAACCTTAACCCCTCGTTCACGGACGGCACCAGCACCAATTGGACCCAAGCAGCTTGTGGCGGCAACGGATGCGCTTTCGATACCAGCGTCGGCTTCAAGACCTCTTATGGCACTGGTACGATCACACAAGCATTGGACAGTGACGACCTGCTAGATGCGGACATTAGTGCTATTGAAGCGGATCAGGGAATGACGTTTAGCTTCGGGGCTAATGTAGATAACAGGCGTAATAATAGTTATGGAACCGGAACTTTCACCGGCCAGCGGCCTGATACATGGAGCATTGAACTGGAGATTTTTAACTCAGGTGGCACTTCTCTGGGGTCAACCACTATGACCGACAATGAAGCTGTACAACAAGTACAGACAGGGACGCTGCATATCGGTGCTGGTAATGTAATTGATAATGCTCTGCTCACAATGAGTGGAGTAGACGCTGGTTATTGGGCTGGTTGGTATGGTCCCCGCTTCGATGATGTATTCACCACTTACCTTTATAATGAGATTAGTACAGAGATATCAGAGTCAATTTCTTATACAGACTTGATAACAACAGTAAGCTGTACCATCCTTGACACCTGTATAGATGATGTCGTTGATGACATAATCGCTAACACAATGGATATAGAAGGGGAGTTCCAAGATGATCCTCTTTCGGAACCTTCTATGGACGTTGACGGTACTGATACCGTTGAACCGCAAGACATGGGTGACGACATGGAAATGGTGGAGGTCGATTTGGCCCCGCCGCCAGAGATCGAACCCCCCACTATGGACACCCCGGAACCAGAGATTTCGGCTGAAGCAGAAGCGGAAGTCGAGGTTGAGATCGAAGCGGAGATCAGCAATGAAATAGAAGCCGCCGCTCCGACAGAAGAAGTCGAGATTGCGGAAGCAGATGTCGAAGATGAGCCAGCCAAGGCGAAACAGAAGCAGAAGCAAAAAGCGGCCAACAAGATCGTCAAGAAGATGGGGGACAAGGGCCGGTATGACGGAGGCAATCAACTCAAGACTGTCATGGTTATGAATGTTCTTGGTAACAGCGCACAGTTTTTCGACACGACGGTTGTTCTTATAGATGTACAAGCAGGAAAGCTATTCACCGCAGCGCGGGTTCCCGATTCAGTTATACCCGTCAACCACCACAGCCAGTACTTCATGTTCGGTGGCAGCGATGCAGCGCATGATGCGCTAACTAAAGGTTAGATATGGCAGAGGTCGAGTATAAGGGAATCAAAGTAGGAGGCAGTAAGCTGCTACTTATTATCCCACTATTAGGGACGATAGGTGGTGGCTTGTGGGGCGGCTTCGAGCTATTCACACGTTATCAGTCGATGGAAAAGAAGATTGATTCCTATACCGCGCCAGACCTAACTGGATTTGATAAGAAACTAGCCGTGTTACTAAAGCAGATGGTAGGGGTGAAAGAGTCAGTTTCAGCGGCCACCGATTACACCCGTGATATTAAGAACAATCTTAAAAACGACATCTTGCGACTCGAAAAACAGGTTGACGCCGCCGAAAGACGGAGTAAGGATGCGTTTAAACTGGTCCGTGAGAGTACGGATAAGAACGACACTAAAGTTAGGAAGATGATCACGGACAGTTCCACAAGGTTCGACACCCGAAGGGCGGCTCTTCGTGATGAGATGAGTGAACTGAGCAAACGGGTTGATGGTAAGATCAAGAAGGCACTGGAAAACCCGCTGGCTGGGTTAAGGAAATAAGGAGAATTGGATGTTTGATTTATTAGGAACAGTTCTAACTGGAGGTGCAACCGGCGTCATCGGTAGCATCATTGGCAAGGCCTTTAGCTTCCTTGATGTGTGGCAAAAGGAAAAAGCTGCGGATAGTGAACATGGACGAACGCTTGAACTCCTTGAACTCCAGAATAAAATCGGCGCAGAGGAGAGCGAGCGGGAAATGGAAATCGCACAATCAAAGATTGATGCCGATTCTCGTGTGGCATCCTATGGTCACGACTCTATGGGTGGTACAAGTTCTGGCTGGGTCACTGACGTGTTACGCTTGGTGCGTCCTGTGCTTACTTTTAGTCTCATTGTCCTAGTAGGCATCCTCTATTTTAAGGCTATCCCAGCCGGTCGAGCGACGATTGAGGCGTCTGTCATTTATATGGCGTCATCGAGTGTGTTATGGTGGTTCGGAGATCGTGCCATGAGGTCTAAGAAGTAAAAGGAGATTACTATGACTTGGAGAACACTAAAATCTAATGTTAAATTTGTTGCGAAATCGAAGCCGTTTGCCGCCAGCTTTCTGCTTGGCAGCGGCGTATTGATAGGCTGGTTCATCGGCCAAATCTTTTGATCTTCAAGGCACTAAACTACCGCTGGATGATGATATCCAGTTCTGATGAGGTGTAAACAGTGCGACGGAGACGGGTGGTACCGCTACGAACACGGCTACATACCCGCCATTTGCCCCCGCTGCCACGGCAACGGCGTCGAGGACTGCTGTCATGGTCACGAAGCACAACCAGAGCCTAAAGAGGACACTGAGCCCTAACTGCTACCTATAAAAAATATGGTCCCCGATTTTTACCACCAGTGTCTTTTCTGTAGACCACGAAGGAGATACATAATCTGCATGATAATGGGTGGCTCCGTCTACAAGGTCTTCATAACCCCCGTTCAAGACCCTCATCGCCACCAACATCGCCCAGCGATAGGCATCTTGGTCCCTTGGGATATCTCTAAGCCCATCGCAGTACCAACTAAACTGACACCTGTCTATGATCGGTAGGCCGTTGCGTACCGGCCCTTCTTTAATGACTCCGCAATGGCTGTCCGGGAACCTGGGGTCATTTACCCGATTGATTGCTACCTGTGTTACCGCTACCTGCCCCTGTATGGGCTGATTCCTAGCCTCGAAGTATATATTCAAGGCCAAGCAAGCAACTATCATGTTCAACATTTGGCTACCCCCACTTCTTATTTGAAATGCTCATAATAAGCCCGGTCTGAAATGGAAATCAAGGCGGGGAACCCGCGACCTTCTTAAAACGGGCGACCCGCCTTGTTCCACTTCCCGGCTACGTCTTGGGCAGACGGGTCAGCCGAGTCATCTCCATCCAACGAACACACCCCACATGGTGCACACTAAAATACCCCACACACCAATGCAAAGGGTTGCATGGTAATAATTCCATCTGGTCTTATACTTTTGTTCGCTGGCTATCATGTGCTTGAGTAAATCAACCGTTGTCACTTTTTTCGAGTACGTTGGCATTTATCTCTCCTTTTGTTAATTAAGGCTTTCCCTAAATAATACCCTTCAGAGTGTCCGCTGGGCAGGTCTGTGCCGTGATTTCTTACGAGGTTTCTATTAGCATCTAAAATTTCCTGGCACTGTCCCGTAGGCTTTTCAAAATACTTATTGGTTTGATAGAATCCAATCGACGGGTCAACTCCTGTCGCGCTGAACAATGCGCGTCCCGCACGATAGAGGCGATGGTTGGTGGGATAATACGGAAAGCCGCCCGGAAAGTTTTCATAATCGTGCTGTGCCTTTGCTTCACACCACTCGCGAACGAGTGCCAGGAGTTTTGTGTCGGCCATTTCATCACTTCCACTAAGCAGTAATCAGACGAGCCATCATCGTATAAAGTCCAGATGCCAACGGGGGTCTTATTGATCACTATACTTTCCCCAGGCATAGTGTTCCAGATCGTCCATGACCTGTTTAAACTTCTTGTCACGGTCCCTGTACCACAGCCCTTCAGGGTCGAAGGGTAGGTCCGTCAGGTTGCCGTTCCGGTCCTTGAGAAAGCAATCGGTAATCTCTATGTCGGGGTCTTCCTCTGGTTCACCGGGGAAGTTTAAACTGGCTTGAATGGCTGGTCTGCCAGGGGCAACAGTCGCGTTGACTTCAATCATATCGCCGGCGGGGAGTTCGTAATCGAACTGGACGGGGTTACTCATATTCTTTGTCCCATATCATTGCAATGGTGCGGGCATAGCCCGCAATATCCACCACGTTATCTATGTTCGCGGGCGTGGGGTCTTGACACAGGCGTACCAGCTTGACGCAAATCATCTCTAAAGCGTGTCGAACACGGGGGTCTGGACACTCGACCACCATGACCTGTAGCACGGCTATCTGGTCGAAGGTTTCATGGGGATGTCCATACATTTTGCCACGCTCTTGAGTGATCGTCTCAAGCGCCGTGTCAAACTGGTCTGTGAATTTACTCATTGAGTGCAATCCAGGCTTTGACGGGGTTCATTCCGTGGTGCAGCAGCCAATCGAAGGCTTCTTGATATGTGGCCTCACCACCAGCGATTCGCTCTTTCCAAATTTCAACGTAATTCATTTCCAAATCCTATTCCAATGTTATTGACAACGTGTTGGTTATATCATACATAGAAGAATGTCAACAGGAGAATATCATGGGCGCTAAAGAAGACGCATACGACGAACTGATGGGGGTCATAAAAGAATTTGACCTCGCACCATCCACCGTAGGCCGTGAGATCGCGAGTGACCCAGGTTTTATAGGTAGGTTGGCTGACCCCAACACAGACATTCAAACGAAGACCCTTGACAACGTATGGCGCTTCATTCTAAAAAAGAGGGGTCAATTGGATTTGGACTTGGAGGAGGATTAGGAAATGGAAAAAGATATTGACACCCTACAGTGTGAACTTAACAACTTAAATACGAGTATCACCTTCACCGTAAAAACCCTGAAACACCTGAAAAAAGAAAAAAAAGATTTGCTGGCGACTCTGTTATCGACCAGGGGTGTATCTAATATTCTCCGCCAACAATACAATCTAGGTGTGTACCCCCAGCATGTTTACGCTTGGGCGCAAGTGTCTGATGAGCCGTGCATAAGGACGGGGCGAAGATACTACTTCAATCCCGATTACGCCCACAAATTAGCCGCAACGGATAAAGCTAAAGCCCATTATTCTGAACACCAAGTGTCACTTAACAAGAGACGCAAATTAAGGGAAACTGAAGCGGAGCAGAAAAAATGACGATACATCTCCCGTATGGAGGAAGCTCAGAACACCGGACAATCGGGTGCAATGGGTGGCTCAAGAAATCAGAAAATCTCCCGCGAAGACCCCCCGGTAACGCCGCCATCGAAGGCTCCATGCACCATGAGGTGCAAGAGCGTTGCCAGCGTGATGAGGTAACGCCTAATCAATGCCTTGGTCTGGTATATAAAGAAGACGGCTACGACATCACCCGCGAATTTACGGATGATGACCTAGCCCTTTCGGAAATCTGTTTAAACGCGACGAACGCCTTGTTGGATGATCTGGACATCGACGAAATAGAAGTTGAGCCATTTGTTGAATATGTGCCGGGTAGCCAAGGGGGGTCCATCGACCTTTTGGGTCTGTCGGTCAGTCGTGAGTGTCTCTTGATAGCCGACTATAAGTTTGGTGGTGTTAGAGTCTCCCCCGTAGAAAGCCCGAACCTGGGGCTGTATGGTATCTCCGCACGAAAAGACCCCAAGACCGCCGATATGTTTAAGAAGGTTAAGAAGGTGGTCTTTGCCATCGTCCAGCCAAGGGTCAAGGGTGTGGTCACAACGTGGGAGACGGACCTTGAGTGGCTGGACGCTTTCGAGAAGAAGCACCAAGCCGCTGTCAAAGGCACTAGCATCAACCCCGGCTCCCACTGTAAATACTGCCCAGCAGAACCCTTCTGCGAAGAGAGGCGTCGATATGTTGCCGCCGCAAATCTACTGGGCGCACGGGACCAAATCGAACTGACCGCCGCCGCTGGTATGGTGGTCGAGGTCGAGGATTGGGTGAAATCCATTAAGGAAGAATTATACCTTCAAATGATGCGGGGGGTTCCCGTTATGGGGTGGAAAATTGTCGAAAAGCGATGCACCCGCAAGTGGGTGGACGAAGACAACGCGGCGAAGGGTATCAAGTTAACCAAGAAGGATATGTTTAAGACCACCATGCTGACGCCAGCCGCTATGGAGAAGGTGGTCAAAAAGAAAAAGGTCAAGATTGACCTTGATGAGTTCATTATTTCCGTAAGCCCCGGCACGACAATCGCCACAGAGGATGACAGCCGCGAGGCGGTCATCGTGTCTGATGTGCAGGGTGAACTAAAGGAAATGATGAAGTAGTGCGGTATTAGGATACCGCGAATTTTGGAACTGGATTTGGAGAATTAATACAATGGTTACAAACTTCCCTACCGTTATGAACCCCACAGACCTGTCAACGGCACTGGCTCAGAGCCAAGTGCAAGAGACTACAGGGTTGGCCGGGTTCTCTTTCTTGAAAATGGACTTTGAGAGCGGCGAATGGCTCTTGGGCCAGGACGCAGAAATAGTCAGCGGCGAACTTGTGCTTGTGAATACGACAACCATCCAGCACGGTTGGATTTTGTGGAGTGGCGGACGCCCGAACAAATCGTTTGCCGGGTTCCAGCATCCGCTCCCCGCGCCAATGGACAGTATTGGTGAGGATTACCCCAGCGAGGCGCGGTCCTTCCAGGGCGCGCTGGTTGACGATGGAGAACCTCTCGCCTTCGACACCAACTCCTACGGGGGCAGGAAGGGAATTGACGTGTTGCTTGGAAAAATCAAGGCACATTCGGCTGAAGGTTCCAAGCACCTATTCCCCAAAGTCAAGCTGACCAGCGAAAGCTACGCCAATAAGAAGCGCGGCGGTAAACTGACGTACAACCCGGTGTTTGAGATTGTCACTTGGTGTGACACCGATGGCAACGAGGAAGGCGAAGCCCCGGCGCAAGTCGAGGATAAGTCTGAAACGGAAGCTGAAGCACCAGCCGAACCAAAAAAGCGGCAACGACGTAAGCAAAGCGCAGCCTAGTCTCCATCCTGGCTGTGCCGGGGGGCGCGGGTCTTAATTCCTTTCAGCCCGCGCCCCTTTTCCGGGGGTTCCAATGCTACCTATGCTCTTCATAGATTTGGAGACGCGTTCCAAGGTTGACCTGATTTTCCGCGGGCTCCGTCGATACGTCGAACATAAAAGTACAGAGGTTATCTGTATGGCGTATGCCTATGGCGACGACCCTATAAAATTCTGGTGGGCCGACGAAATTTTCCCGGCTTGCGTAATTGAACATATCGCGAACGGCGGCTTGATCACCGCTCACAATGCTGAGTTTGAGCGGCATATGTTTGAATGGGTCGTAGCGCCCAAGTACGGCTTCCAGGCCCCGGCGCTTGAGCAATGGCGCTGTAGCATGGTTCAGGCCCTGACCAACGGCTACCCGGCGGGGCTGGATAAGCTGGCGAACCTTCTGAACCTGAAATTTCATAAACATAAAGAGGGCCCGCGCCTGATCAGGGAATACTGTGCTGTGGGTCATAAGGACATTTTCGGTGTCTGATAAAGACCTAATGCGCGAATATTGCATCAATGATGTCGAGGTCATGCGCGCGGCTGGTCGGCGTATGCGCGACCTGACACCCGAAGAGTGGGAAGAATACCATCTGACCTGCCGCATCAACCAACGCGGCCTACCCGTGGACGTACCCCTATGTAAAGCGGCGGTCAGCCGCATGGACCGTTCGGCCAACGAGGCAAACGACGTCATCCAAAAGCTTACGGGCGGGAAGATGATGAAACACACCGAACGTAAATCGCGGGACGCCTGGTTGTACCCAAAGCTGACGCCGCTCCAAATCAAAAGCATTACAGATGAGCGCACCGGCAAGCGGTCCCTGGACAAAGACCGCCGCGCCATCTTGATACAGACCTATGGCATCGATGAAGACGCCAAGGAACTGTTGCAAGCCATCGATGACGCCGGGTCGTCTGCGCTCAAGAAATACGCGGTCGCGCTTCATACGCATATCGGCGGTCGGGTCTTCAATACCTTCCAGTTCAACGGGGCCGGCACGGGGCGGTTCAGTGGCCGCGGGCTCCAGCCCCATAATATGCGCCGGGACGCCTACTCACCTGAAGAGGCAGAGGCCCTGGCCCAGGCGGTCATTGCCGGGGAGCCTATAGAGAACGTGTCAAACGTCATGGCCCGGCTGTTGCGGGGTATGCTACTGCACGAAATGGGAATCTATTTTGTGGATTGGTCTTCCATTGAGGGACGGGTCGCGCCGTGGTTAGCAAACAGTTCCCACGGAGAAGCGCGCCTGGAATTGTACCGCAACAAGATGGATGTCTATAAGGTCACGGCGGCGTTGATGATCTATAAGAACGCGGACTATATGGACCGTGTGACCCCTGAAGACCGGCAGATTGGTAAGATCGCTGAACTCAGCTTGCAGTTCGGGGGTACTAAACGGGCGCTCCAGAGTATGGCTAAGAAGTTTGATGTCCACTTCTCAGATGCAGCGGCGATGGGGCACGTTGAGAACTGGCAACGCACCAACCCGTGGGCCCTGGACAGTTGGGTGGCGTTTGAGGAAGGCGCAAAGCGCGCCGTCATGCACCCAAACACAGATTTCAGAGTTGGGCGTTGCACGTTCAGGGCCTATCAGTTGGTTGAGGAAAATTTTTCAAGATTTTTGTGGCTCCAACTGCCGTCCGAACGCATCTTGGCCTACCCCATGCCGCGGTACGGTATGGTCGAGACGCCGTGGGGCACATCTCGTAAGGCGTCCTTCCAAACATCACTGACCCCGGCAAAGGGTGAGCCGCCGATCCGTCATGTTTTGCGGGGGTCGTTGCTGTTCCAGAACGCTACCCAGGCAGTCGCCGCGGACTGTCTGCGCGAGAGCCTATTGTGTGCGGACAGTGAGGGACTCGACATCGTCGGCCATGTCCACGATGAGATCATTGGGCTTGGCCCGCGTGAAGACGGGGAGCGTTTAAACAACATCATGCTGGAACAGCCCTGGTGGGCAGATGGTCTGCCTTTAGATACCGGCGGTGTTTCATGGGGGAAGAGATATGGGAAATAGTGAAAAAAACCTTCAGCGTTATCTCATCGTGAGCGCCGAATTACATGATATTTTTTGCAGAAAAGTCCAGGCCATAGGCCATGTCGGCTTTCCTGATATGTTCCTAGCCCGCAACGGGCGCATCGTTCTGGTCGAGTTAAAGTCACCGACAGGCAAAGGACGCCTGTCGAAGAAACAGGAAAAAGAAATTGAAAGGTTGCGTAATGAAGGAATCAACGTCTACGTCATCGACAGTTATGCGGGAGTGGACGATGTCATCAAGAACCTCGCAGACGCCTAGAGCCCTCACCGCCGAACAGGTCAAGGCCATCGACCGGCTGTTTGAGTACGATCACACCATCATGGTCGCGGCCACTGGCGTCGGCAAGACGGTGATTGCCCTGACCGCAATCTGGGAGATGATACAGGAAAAACATCTTCACAAGGTCATTGTCGCCGCGCCCGCCAAGGTCATCGAAAAGATGATCTGGCTTGAGGAGATGTGCAAGTGGCATCACTTGCGCGGTATGAAGGCCATCCAGCTTGAGGGCAACAGCCAGCAACGTATCAAGACGCTCATGGCTAACGAGGCCGACATCGTCCTGGTCAGTTTAAACAACCTTGATTGGCTATTGAAACAAGACCACGAATGTGACGGTATCGTCATAGACGAACTCTCCAAGGCAGCGGGCAAATGGACGAAAGGTTTGAAGTCAAAAAAGCTGTGCGATAAGTTGTTTTGGAGGTGCGGATTGACAGCCACGCCAGTTTCCCAGAGCTATGAGCGTCTGTACGCCCAAGCCCGCATCATAGATTGCGGCAAAAGTTTGGGTACGAATAGGCAAGCCTATCTCACCACCTACTTCGACAGCGACTACCTGGGATACCACCTGACCCTGAAAGGCTTCGCAGACGCCCAAATCATGGATAAAGTGGCCTCTCTCGTACACCTCGTCACCGACGATAAGGTCAAGGTACTGCCACCTCTACGTCAGGAGGTCATAGAATTCGATATGCCAGCGAAAACGCGGGAAATCTACAACGACATGAAAAAGCACATGGTCATT